TCGACAGCCTGATCAGGGGCGCCGTCGCGCATCTCGACGGCCCGCGCGGTGTCCTCGGCCGCTGCATCCAGCAGCAGGCATGGGCGCTCGATCTGCCCGACGGCTGGTCGGACAGCATCAGGCTGCCGCCGCCGACGGTCGAGGATGTCAGCGCGGTCACGATCGATGGCGACGGGGTCGAGGCCCCGTTGCCGATCATCCAGAGGTCCTGCGGGGTCTGGACCTTCGCCCGGCCGGTGGAGTCCACGACCCTGCCGGTAAGGGTTTCGTTCGTCGCCGGCGTGCCCGACGATATCCTTCCGGCGCTGCGCCAGGCGGTGCTGCTGATTGTCGGCAACTGGTATCTCAACCGGGAGGAGGTTGCGGCAGCGGCGAGCGCCACCGCCCTGCCCCTCTCCGCGCAGCGCATCCTAGCGCCGCTCAAGATCAGGTGGGTGTGATGCGGGCTGGGGATCTGGATAGGCGGGTGCAGTTCCTGCGCGCGCAACTGATGGATGACGGCTATCAGACTCGGCCCGGGCCCTATGAGCCGCATGGGAATCGCATCTGGGCCGCGCGGCGCTTCGTCAGCGATCGCGAACGCTATGCCGCCAGCACGGTTGGCGTGGATTCGGCGGTGCGGTTCACGGTGCGCTATTCGTCGTTCACGGCCGCGATCCTGCACACGGACCGGCTGGTCTGCGACGGACGCACCTATGCGATCACGGGCATCAAGGAGATCGGGCGCCGCGTCTGGATCGAAATCACGGCAGCGGAGGTCCGGGAATGACGTTCCGGATCGCCGGCCTCGAGGATCTGGAAAAAGCTCTGGCCGAAGTTGCCAAGCAGTCCACCCGCGTCGCGATCACGCGGCGTGCGCTCAAGCGGGCGGCCGAGCCGATGCGGGCGAAAGCCGCGCAATATGCTCCGGTGGACAGCGGCGTCCTGTCGGACAGCATCAAGATCAGCACCCGCGCGACCGGCGAGGTCGGCCGGGCCGCATACGCGGCGACGATGCGTGAAACCGCTGGTGACAAGGCGGCCGCTGTCGCTGCGCTGCGAGAAGCCCGCCGCAATTTCAAGGCCGAGAATCCGCCGGCCATCCTCTACATGGGGCCGGCGCGCAATGCCTGGTATGCGCATTTCCCCGAGTTCGGCACCGCCCCACACACCGCTGGCGGCAAATTCAAGGGCGCGCGCCATCCCGGCACCGCGCCTGATCCCTACATGCGCCCGGCATTCGACAGCGAGGCCGGACCGACTATCGAACGATTGAAACCGCTGTTGTGGGACGAAATCCAGCGCCATGCGGCCCGGATGGCCAAGCGGGCGGCGAAGGGCTGACACCATGGAACAAGCGTTGCGCGCGCTGCTGGCGTCGGCTCTGCCGCACGTCCCGGCGACGCATATCAACTGGGGCGAGCATCCGCAGGGGACCGGTCGGCCTTATATCGTCCTGCACCTGATCAGCACCAACAGCGGGCACCACATGCAGGGTCCGGAAGCGCTGGAGCGGTCGCGGGTGCAGGTGGATTGCTATGCGCGGCAGTTCGGAGATGCGCGCGCGTTGGCCGCGGCGGTCAAGGGTGCCTTGGATTTCCGCCGGGGCGGAAGGTTTCTCGGGATTCTTTTCGACGGTCTGCGGACCGCGCGCGAGGCGCCCGGGGATGATGGCGATGCGCTCTACCGCGCCAGCCAGGATTTTGTTGTGAACTGGAGGGCAGATCATGCCGGTTGAAGTCGCATCCCAAGCCGATATCGGCTGGCAGGATGAATTGTGGATCGGGCGGACGGTCGCAGAGGTGACCACGTGGACCCAGATCCTCGGCGTTGAAACGCTCGGCACGCCCGAGCGGACGCCCGAAGAGGTTGACGTGACGCATATGCAGTCGCGCGGGCGCACGCGCGAAACCATCCCCGGCCTGCTGACATCGGCAGATTGGTCGCAGGAGCTGCAATACTGGCCCGCCCATGAGAGCCAGGAGCTGCTGGAAACGCTGGCCGGCCTGACCGAGGCCGGCGAGAAAGAGGATGTGCTGGTCGAGTTCGGCGTCGGTGGCGTCCGGCGGACCTATCGCGGCTATGTCAACACGTTCACGCCGTCCTCGACGGTCGGGGACAAGCGCATGGTGACGCTGGGGATGAAGATCTTCGAGCGGATCAACCCGAACCCGCGCGTTCCGGAGGATGACTGATGGCTGACGTGACAGGCACCCTGCGCCGGCAGCATGACGGCCGCGAATATGAGCTGCGCCTGACTTTTGGCGCCATCGCCAGCTTGCAGGCGGGCCATGGCAATGACCTGGGCGGCCTGCTGGCCGAGGGCGGCATTACCGGCGTGCCGCCATTCGATCTGCTGCTGGACATCGTGTCGGCAGCGCTTCGCAAAGGGCAGCGTGATATGGGCAGGCCCGAGGCCGACGATCTGGCCGACGAGCTGCTGACCGCTGATCCGCAGCTGTTCGCAGCACTGCTGAAAACTGCGTTTCCGGACCAGCGGGGAAACGGCGACGCGGCGGCGGAGGGCAGCTAGACCTCGCTGTCGTCTGCGCCGACTACATCGTCGCGGGGTTCGACCCGGCCCGGTTCTGGGACCTGACCCCGCGGCTGTTCGGCATCGAGATGCAGGGCGCCGCGCGGCGGATGCAGCGCGAGCGCGAGCTGGTCTGGTTCGGCGCTATGTTGCCGCATTTGAAGCAGCCGATCCCGCTGGACAAGTTCGTCGGCGGGCCGGTGGATGACACCGCACGTGTGCGGGATTTTCACGATGCCTGGGATCGTGTTGATCGGGCGTTGGCGCAGCGTTAGCGCAGGCGGCAGGATGCGATGTTGGAATCGCCACTGAAGGAGTGGCGGATATCCATTCGCCAGCCCGGCTCCATGAACCAGTCGTTCTTGTGGATTGTTTCCTTGATCGCCAGGCAGAAGTCCTTCGCCTCGTCAGGGGCAGCCGTTACGCGAATGGTAATGGCCGAGCGCCAAATGCTGTAACTGCATGGCTCGACTGCTGCGCCCGATGAATCGATGATCTCGCAAATCTTGCGCGCGGTCTCGACGCTTTTCCTGGCTGATGATTCCGAGGTTGTCTTCGCCTCATCGGAGGATCGTGCCGCGGGCTTTGCGGTGAGCGCCCTGTCATTTTGTCCTTGGTCTGAAATAATGGCGGCCACGGCCGAGATTGCAAAGAATGCCAATAACACGATGAACCACTTCTTCCGGTTCTTCAGCTTTTCCTCTGCATCGTTCACGTCGACAACCTTCATCGCTCGGGGTCTGAAATGTCCAGTGTAATCGGCAATCTGCGCGTTGTCTTGGGTCTCGACTCGACTGCGTTCCAGAAAGGCATGACGGATGCTGCGGCAAGCCTCAAGAAGATCGGCGCCGAGATAGTCAAGATCGGTCGCAGCCTTTCGGTCCGTGTAACAGCGCCGGTCTTGGCATTCGGCGCGCTGACGCTGAAAACTGCCGCAGATTTCCAAACCGCCATGAACAAAGTCGCAGCAGTGTCTGGCGCAACCGGCGACGAACTTGCGGCGCTGAGCAAGCAGGCGCGCGATCTGGGCGCGACGACGCAATTCAGCTCGTCCGAGGCGGCCGATGCCATGAACTTCCTGGCAATGGCCGGATACAAGACCGACGAGATTCTGGGCGCGATGCCCGACACGCTGCGCTTGGCGTCGGCGGCACAACTCGACATGGGCGCGGCAGCCGACATCGTGACCAACATCATGTCTGGTTACTCGATGCAGGTTGAGGATCTGGCCCATGCCAATGACGTGCTGGTCAAGGCGTTCACGAGCGCGAACACCGACCTGCGGCAACTTGGAGAGGCCCTGAAATACGCCGGCCCGGTAGCGAATGCCGCGGGGGTCGAGTTCGAGGAAGCGGCCGCGGCTCTTGGGATGATGGGCAATGCCGGCATCCAAGCGAGCATGGCGGGCACGTCGCTGCGGGGCGCAATCTCGCGTATCCTGTCCCCGACGAAGAAGATGCAGACGATCATGGACGAGGCTGGGCTGTCGTTCACCGACGCGCATGGTCGCATCCTGCCGCTGGCAGAGATCATCGAGCAGCTGGAGCCGCACGCGGACAATGCCGGCATGATGATGGATCTGTTCGGCCAGCGCGCCGGGCCTGCCATGGCAGCGCTCGTGTCGCAGGGCTCGGGCGCGTTGCGCGACCTGACGGCCGAGCTGCGCGACAGCGGCGGGACTGCCGAGCGGGTGTCCAAAGTCCAGATGGAGGGGCTCAACGGCGCGCTGAAAGAGCTGCGATCCGTGTTCGAGGAGCTGCAACTCAAGATCGCGGAAGGCGGCCTGCTGGAATGGGCCGAGCAGTTCGTGAAATGGCTGACCCGCTTGGTGCAACGTGTTTCGCAGGTCAGCCCCGAGATGCTGCGCTGGGGCATCGTGCTGTCCGGGATCGCGGCGGCGATGGGGCCGGTGCTGATCGGCCTTGGCTTCATGGTGTCCGGTGCCGGCGCGCTTGCCGGCGCGTTCGGGGCGTTGGTGCCGGTCGTTTCGGCGGTCGCTGCAGGCATTGCCGCACTCAGTGCCCCGGTGGCTGCAGCCGTCGCAGTCATTGCAGGCGCGGCCTATCTGGTCTGGGAAAATTGGGAGAAGGTCGGTCCATGGTTCACGGACCTGTTCAGCGGGCTGATGAACACCTTTGCTGGCCTGGCAGAATTCATCGTCGGCATCGTCAATGGCGATCTGTCCATGGCCTCGGCCGGATTGCAGCGCTCGTGGGAGGGGCTGCAGCTGTTTTTCGAGACGCTTTGGGACGGCGTGGTCGCGGCGTTCCAGGGGGCTTGGGAAAAGATCGAAGAAATCGTCGGCTGGATAAAGGACGAGGTTGCGTTCTTGGACGACCCAGACTCGACCTTAAACCGCTTTCTGAACCGCTTCACCGGGGCCAACAAGGACGGGCCGATCAGCAGTGGTCCCTATACCGGCGGGGCCACGGGACCGGTGTTGCCCGGCACCAGCGTGCCGTTCGACATGCAGCGGGGCCTGCAGGACGGCACCGCGGACATCCGCGCACAGGGCGTGACGGACGCTGAGGCTTATGGCGACGGCTTCCGCGAGGGTATGGGCATCCGCTCACCGTCGCGTGTGATGATCGAGATCGGCGAATACCTGTCGCAGGGACTGGGGATCGGGATCGAGAACGGGCAACCGCGTGTCCAGAACGCCAGCGAGAATGTCGGGCAGTCGTTTGCGGACAGCATCATGCCCTATTTCGACGGGGTTATTCGGGGCACGTCCAGCGTGCGCGAAGCTTTCTCAAGCATGTTGCAGGACATGGCGTCGCAGCTGATGTCCAGCGGCCTGCGGGGCCTGCTGGGCAGCCTGTTTGGCGGCGGCGGATTCCTCGGTCTCGGCATCCCCGGCTTTGCCACCGGCGGCCAGCATGGCGGCGGCTGGCGGATCGTGGGCGAGCGCGGCCCCGAGCTCGAGGCGACCGGTCCGGCGCGGTATTTCACGGCCGCGCAGACGCAGCAGATGCTGGCGGGTGGCGGCGCGGGCGGCGAGGTCGATGTGCGGGTCTTTGTGGACAACGGCGGCAATTGGCAGGCCGAGGTTGCCCGCATCGCGGGCCGGGTGTCGGCAACAGTGGTCGGAGAGACCGGGCGTCGGCAATCGGATCGCAGCTATCTGACCGGGGGCGCATGATGCAGATCCATTTCCCGCCGAATATCCGCATCCGCCGCGTGAGGCCCCGGCTTGAGGGCCTCCGCTTCCAGCCGTTTTCGAACATCGACGGCGAGACCTTCGCACGGCCAGCGCTGAACGGGTTCTGGCGGCTGGAGGCCGAACTGCTGTGCGCGTCGGTGCAGGAGCATCTGGCGCTGTCGTCTTTTCTGATCGCCATGCGCGGGGCCGCGACGACGCTGCTGCCGTTGCCGACGCGATGGCTGCCGGACCTGAGGGCCGAGCGTCCGTTGATGTCCGGTGGGGATGCCCCGGAATACACCACCGACCACACCGGCTTTTCCGGCAACCCGTATGATGGATTCACCTTGTCCGCACCGGCAACCCACCGCGACAGCTACATCGACGTGGACAAGCCCGAGCTGGTCCAGCTGATGCCCGGCCATTTCGTGACCCTTGGGGAGCGTCTGCACCAGGTCGTGGATGTCAGCGCGATAGACGAGCGCGAGGATCGCATCAGGGTGTCCCTTATGCCAGGGGTCCGCGGAGACTATCCGGCGGGCACGTTGGTGGTCGTGGACCAGCTGCAGTTGCGCTGCTCGCTGGAAAGCGCTGGCGATATCGACCTCTGGAATGTTCCGCATTCGGAGTTGTCCGCCGTGTTCATCGAGGCGTTCTGATGTCGATCCACGATATCCCGGACGAGGTGCTGCGGCGCGGTGACGTGGCCTGCACGATCCTGTGCCAGATGGATTTTGCGACCAATCCGCAGCGGTGGTGGCTGGGCTATGGACCGCTGACAGCAGGTGGGGTCGAGTATCAGGGCACGGGCGATGCGATCAAGATCAGCGCCATGTCGATCGGCTACGGCATGTCGGCAGGGATGGTGCGGTTTTCGGTCCCCAACGCCTCGCCCGAGATGATCGCGCGCTGCGACAACCAGGAGGCCGAGGTCAACGCCCGCCGGTGCCAGGTGCTCTATCAGCTGTTTTCGACGGTCGAGCGTGGCGGTGACCACGCCGGGCGCCTGATCGGCGATCCGATCAGCATCTTTGTCGGGCGGATGCGCAACATGCGTAGCACGTCCTCGGCCGAGGCCCGCGAGATCGAGCTCGAGGCGTATGGCCGGCTGTCGTGGCAGGGCAAGGCGCCGTATGGCCGCTGGACGGATGGCGACCAGCGCAACCGGTATCCCGGCGATCTGGGGCTGTCCCTGCTGCCCACGCTGCGCGACAAGGCGGTGACGTGGTTTCGGACCTGAGGGCGGCCACCGCGGCCGACATCCCGCAGGTCATCGACTGGATCGAGGCGCTGGCCTGTGCGGTCGACGGCCCGCAACGGGTTTGCCGTATCCGCACGGGCGAGACGCTGGCGGGGTTGATCGCCAGCGGCGACGGCATCGTGCTGGTATCGGACGGCGGCTTTATCGCGGGCTGCATCACGCAGACGGTCATCAGCCCGGATCCGGTTGCCGTCGAGCTGGGCTGGTATGCGACCGACCGCAGCGGTCTGCGGCTGCTGCGCGCATTCGAGGGCTGGGCGCGCGATCGTGGCGCGACGCTGATCAAGATGAGCTGCAACGGCGGCGCGGCGCAGCGCCTGCTTGAGCGCGCGGGATACCGTGTCGCAGAAATTCAGATGGTGCGCTGATGGCGATATTCTCGGCCTTTATCGGTTTCATGGGGATCATCGCGCAGGGCGCGGCGTTCCTGGCAGCGTCGGCCGGGCTGTCCTTTGCCACCTCTGTCGCCATCGGCATGGGCGCCGGCTATCTGGCGGGCGGGCTGGCACTGTCAGCCATCGCGCGCAAGCTGACACCGCGCCCCAGCATCCCGTCGGTCGAGGTCAAGGCCACGATCACCCAGACCGACGCCCCGCGTCGGGTTTATGTCGGGCGTTACCTGGTCGGGGGGATCAAGGCGTTCTTCGAAGTCGGTGGGGCAGACCTGCGCCAGCTGATCGTCGTCAACCACGGGCGGGTGGATGCGTTCGAGGCGTTCCTGATCGACGGCCGCGTG